CAGATACAGGAACAGCAGGAACTAAAGTCGCATCAGGAACTACAGGACAACGTGGTTCTACTGCTGGTCAGATTAGATTTAATACGACTACAGGATTAGCTGAATATTACACAGGTACGGAGTTTAAATCTATAGACACTCCACCTACAATTAGTTCAATTGATGTAACTAATATTGAAACAAGTTTAGGTGGTACTCAAACTTTTATTATTACAGGCACTCTTTTTAATGCAAGTGCAACAGTAAAATTTAGAGATAGTGGCGGAACATTAATTACACCAGACACAACAACTGTAAATTCTTCTACACAAATTACAGTTACTAAAACAAGGTCTAGTTTTTCAAATGCAAATGAACCTTATGATATAATTGTAACTAATCCTTCTAATTTATTTGCTATTTTAGAAAACCAAATAAACGTAGATAATTCTCCAACTTGGAATACAGCAAGTGGTTCTTTAGGAACTATATTTTCTAATAGTACAGGAAATCATTTTACTATATCTGCAACAGACCCAGACGGAGATACTGTAAGTTATTCTGAAACAGGTGGTACAGTTTTATCAACACAAGGATTAACATTAAATTCTTCAAGCGGTATTATATCTGGCGACCCAATAGATGTTGCTTCAAATACAACATTAAGTTTTAATGCAAGAGCAACAGGAAACTCAACCTTTGCAGACAGAGCATTTTCAATTCTATTAAGACCACCAATAACAATAAATACGTTTGATATATTTGGAGATAATAGTGCTTTAGCTTTTTATAAATTAGATGGAAACGGAAATGATTTAGGTGGTACTTGGAACGCAACAGCAGGTTCAGCTATTAGTTATTCTGCAAGTGGTGGAAAATTTAATGGTTTTGTAACAGGAAGTTCTGGGGGTAACGATAATAATAATCTTAGAGTTGTAAGTGATACTTTTGCTAATTACTTTGCACCATCTGTTCTTTGGTCATTTTCAAAATGGTTTAAACCAACTACAGGCAATTCATACATGACTATTAATGGTTCTCTTTGTTGGTGGTATATTTATACAGATGGTGGAGCAAATACAAATGTTCAGGCATTACATTATAATAGTGGTTCAGGTACTAATATTAATCTTAGTGGAAATTACACTAATAATGGTCAAGATTGGCAACACATGGTCATTACAAATAATCCAAACGGACAATGTAAAATTTATGTAAATAATACTTTAATAGCTTCAGCAAGTAGTACAACAAGTACAGCTAACTATGAAAGTGGTGCGTATCGTGCTGATATAACTCCAGCACAAGGCGGTTCAAGTGGAGCATCAGTAGACCATTATAGATTATTTAATAAAGAATTAAGTGCAGGACAGGTTACTCAATTATACAACGAAGTAGGATAATTTTTAAACCTCAAAAAGACCATAAGTCTTTTCTTAACAACTAACAAAAAAATAACATGACAACACTAACTATACTTATAGTTTTTATAATCGGCTGCTGGCTTGGCTGGCGTTATGAAAATATCATTAACGATTTTATTGAGCATTTTAAAACAATTTATCATGGCAAAGAAAAATAAAAAAATTGTAAGTCAAGTTTCGTTAACTACAATCGATCAAAAGATTTGCGAACTTCATAAAATAGTTCAAGGAAATTCAAACGACATTCAAATTATCAAGGAAGAAATGGCGTATGGCAAAGGTGGAGTTAAAGTTCTGGTATGGATTATCGGAATAGTTGTTACTCTAATTGCTGCGTGGAACATCTTACCATTTAAAAAATAATTGAAACATTACAACAAAGGAATTGCAGCTCACATGATTGCAATTCTTGAATTAGTAGATGATGACCATTTAGTATTCACAAATGTTAATGGCGTTGGTCCAATAGACATTGTTACTGTTAATACAAAAACAGGCAAAGTTGATCTATATGATGCCAAAGCTGATCGTGAAAGCAGGCATTACAAAAGACCAATTAATGACATTCAAAAAAAATTAAACGTTAAACAATTTTATATAAATCTAAAAAAGCGAACTTACAAATTAGGTAACAAAAGAGGATCTATTTTTGCAAATGAACTTACAGACAATAAAAGATCGGATTAAAAAACACGAAGGTTATAGAGATACAATCTATACTGATAGCCTTGGCTACAATACAATTGGCTATGGTCATCTTGTTGTTGAGGATGGATTTATACCTGGGGTTCAATATTCTAAAAAAGAACTTGAAGAAGTTTTTGAAAAAGATTTTGCAATAGCAATTCAAGGAGCAAATAAATTAGTAGGTGATTATGATCTTAATGATGATGCCTTTGGCGTTGTTGTTGAAATGTGTTTCCAATTAGGATTTCCAAGAGTTTTAAAATTCAAATTCTTTTTGGCTGCTTTAAAAATACAAGATTATGAAAAAGCAGCAGAAGAAATGCTGCTAAGTAAATGGCATGAACAAACGCCTGCACGTTGCCAAGAATTATCAAACATTATGAGGAGCTGCGAATAATATGTTAGGATTTATAACTGCATTATTTAAAAATCCATTAACTAATCTTTTAGTTGATAAGACAGTTAGTGCAATCAATCATCATTTAGAAGTTAAGAAGTTAGAGCGAATTGCAGAGATTGAAGCTGCTAAAGTTGTTTCCGTTGCACAAGTAGAGGCTTCAGAAAAAAGTTTAAAAGATGAATATCTAACAATCTTTATTACAATCATTATTGGTATGGCATTCCTGCCACAAACACAGGCTTATGTTATTAAAGGTTTCGATATTTTAAAGCAGGCTCCAGCAGAATTTTGGTGGTCTGTTCTAATAGTATTCTCAGGATCATTTGGAATTAATGTCATCGACAAATTCAAACGATAGCTGCATCTACAAAACAGCATTCGGCTGTTTATTAAAAAACTGCAAATGTAATTATGGCAAAGTATCAAAGTAAATCTGTATCACTTAACAAAGTGATGCGAGGCGATGTTAAAAAATTTAAAGTCTTTGTTAAAAAAGGATCTCGTGTTGTCAAAGTAAATTTTGGCGATCCGAACATGAGTATTAAAAAAAATATTCCAGGTCGTAAGAAATCTTTTTTAGCAAGGCATCGCTGCAGCACTCCAGGACCAAAGTTTAAAGCTAGGTATTGGTCGTGCAAAATGTGGCGCTAATTAAACAATCAATACATCAATGTCAAATAACGCTGCAAAGCGTAAGCGAGTGCTTACGTTTAAATGTTCTTTTTGTGGAACGCAATTGGATAGCAACGATACCTTTGTTGTTAGTGCAGAATATAAGCATTTTTGTATTAAAATAAATCCAGGTCATCCTCCAATTAAAGATTGCATGGAAGATTACCGCAACAAAATAAAAGAAGATCATGTACGGAATGAACGCTTACGGCAAGAAGCCGCTATCAAAGAAAAGCAAGAACAAGAAAAAATCAGGCAAGAAAAGATAAAAGCAATTCCTGCTTTAGAAAAAAAAGTTCAGGAGTTTAAACAATTTCAAAAACAACAAAGATTACAAAATGAAAAAAGGTTATCACAAAACTAAATCTGGTAAGATGGCTCGCAAAGGTTTGTACTATAATATTAATCGTAGAAAAAAAGCAGGCACAAGCAGAAGCAAAGCTAAATCAACAATATCTAAAAAATCCTACCAATCCTTATTAGGTGGCTTTAAATAAGCTATATCTACCTAAAATTCCTTCCATAAAGACTCCAGGATTAACGATTTAAAGTCGTTACTATACTTGGCTCCTACCTAAAAACAGACTCGATTTTGAGTCTATAAATCAAACTTTTTTAAAAAGCTCATATAAGACAATATAATTTCTGGTACAAAAATAACTTGTAAGTAGTGGTACAAATTCTCTATAAGATTTTATAATATTATGGTAAATAATTTGTATAAGGTGCAGTTTATTTTTTTTTTGCAATACAAAAGAGTTACACCACTTTGTACCAAACTTGTACCAGACGATTTTTGTCGTCTAGAATTCAATGGCGGGGTAGCTCAGTTGGTTAGAGCGCAGGACTCATAATTTTAGTTCGTTCTAGCTTTGTAGTTGTTAAAATTAAATTAGTCGCATCTTTGTTAACTTAACAAAGGAAATAATTAATCAGATAGTTTGTCAGAAAGTATAATGAAATCAAATCATTTTGATTTTTGAATATTTTTTTTAAAACTTTTTGTACCAAATTTGTACCAGAATTTATTAACTTATTTTGTTTAGCAACTCATAAGTTATATTTTTGTAGAGTGCAGGCTTTGTATCATTAAGTCACTTGCCAACTTATCTGAGTGCATTATTAAATTAATATGAACTACTACTTAATAAATAAAAGAAATCTTTGGACCATACAACGTAAGCAAGATCGCAAGCAAATGGCTCCAGGATTTAAGTTAAAATCTGAAGCTAATGATTATCTTGAAAAGCTATTAGCTAAAGATGCAGCACAAACTAAAAATCTTTCAGAGTTTAAATTTAAAGAAGAATGGCTTGCCTATTCTAATAAAAGATTATTGGATGCACAAGATCCTAATAATCGTTTGACAACAGGCGGAGTGCAAACTTACATTGGTCATTATAATCAGAGGATCAACAAGTATATGCCTGATGTTCTTTTATCTGAATTTAATATTTTAGTTTTAGAAAAGTTTTTATTAGCTGCTCATAAAGCTGGACAGCCATACAAAACTTTAAGAAGGCAAGTCAGAGATATTAGAACATTTTTAAGACGAATGAATGTTGAAGGCAAAAAACCATGTCTTGAAGTTTTAAATTTTAAGATACATGAATTTTATGCAATCGTTCCAGCCGATGATGATAAATTTTTTACAAAAAAACCAACTGTAATAAATGACAATCAAGTAAAGGCAATCCTGGATAAACTTAATAATGAAAAAAATAAAGATGCAGAATGTGCTATGAAGTTTGCAATCTTTACTATGTCATTGTTTTTTGGATTAAGAAGATCTGAATTACTTGGTCTTAAAAGATCTCATGTAGATTTAGAAAATGGTTATCTAAATGTTGAAGG